GTTGCCAATATTGTCACGACTAAAATCATCCGAACCCGTAGTAAATGAATCTACAGACGATTTTCTAGAAGACTTGGTTAATTGGGCTGATTCAATTACTGAGTTTGAATAAGGGAGAAAAACTTGCTGTGAAAATACTTATTTAAATGTATTAGGGATAAATAGTATTGACAAAGATGAAAGTATTTGCTATACTACATCTATGTTAGTCGCTCATTCTGAGTGGCGAATATTAAAAACAGAGACCATCTCAAAACCATTTATAAGGAAAACATCATGGCAAGCTTAGCAGAAATCAGAGCCCGTCTTACTCAACAAGACACAAAACAACAGAACAAAAATGCACCTCAACAAGGTGATCGTTCAACATACCCCCACTGGAACATGGAAGAAGGCACAATCGCAACCGTGCGATTCTTACCAGACGCTGACCCAAATAACCCATTCTTCTGGGTTGAAAAACAAGTAATCAAGCTTACATTCAACGGCGTGTTAGGTGATCCTAACAGCAAACGAGTTGAAGTTTCAGTTCCTTGTATTGAAATGTATCCAGGCAACGAAAAATGCCCAATTTTGACAGAGGTTCGTACTTGGTACAAGGACGAGTCCATGACTGAAATGGCAAACAAGTACTGGAAGAAGCGTAGTTTCATCTATCAAGGTTTCGTTCGCGCAAACCCAATCGCAACTGATGAAACACCAGAGAATCCAATTCGCAAATTCGTAATTACTTCAAGTATTCATAACATCATCAAGACCAGTTTGATGGATCCAGAATTGATGGAGACACCAGTTCACTACACTCAAGGTCTAGACTTCAACATTCGTAAAACAATGAAGGGTGGTTATGCTGATTACGCAACTAGTGGTTGGAGCCGTCGTGAATCTCCATTGACTGAAGCTGAATTGGCTGCAATCGATGCTCACGGACTACACAATCTAAGTGACTTCTTGCCTAAGAAGCCTTCAAGTGCAGAGCTTGCAATCATCAAAGAAATGTTTGAAGCAAGCGTTGACGGTAAGCCTTACGATGTCGAGCGTTGGGGTTCTTTCTACCGTCCTTACGGTATCGGAGCAACAGGTGCACCAGCATCTGGTGAAACCAAGGCTCCAGCAACTCCTGCAGCTACAAGCCGTCCTGTAGTAGCCGAAACCAAACAAGAAACTGCACCATGGGAAGATGACGCAATCGAAGCCGCGAACTCTCCTATCGTAGTTCCTGCAAAAACATCCGCGCCGTCAGACAAAACTGACATCATGGCGTTGATTCGCTCACGTCAAGCCAACAAAGGCTGACATCTGGGGGAGGGTTCTCCTCCCCCAATTTAAGGAAAAATATGACTACAAGTGACGAACGATACCGTGCCCTCAAAAATGGTGCAAAATTGTTAGAAGAATTATGTGATCCTGGTAAAACACCGAGGGTCCCTGGTAGTGTAAGAGAACGAGCTAGGCAGATACTGAGACATTTCCCCAATGACTATGATGTGGAGAGAATCTCAGAGTCTTGCCCTGACTATCTCACAAAAACAAAATAAGGAAGAATATGCATTATACATATTGGCTAGAGGATTCACTAGGTAAATCTTATATAGGATGTAGGACCTGTTTGGGTTCTCCATACGATGATATAAATTACATGAGTTCTTCGGCTGATGTCAAAACTGCTATATTCGATGGCACGGTGTTCACTAAGACTATTTTGGCTATTTGGGAAACTAGGAAAGATGCGTTAATGCATGAAGTGCTTCTGCATGAAATTTTTGATGTCGCTCAGAATCCAAAGTTCTACAACAAAGCCAAACAAAAGACTCATAAATTTATGTTTGATTCGACTGGTAGGAAACATTCAATCGGTGCCAAAGAGAAAATGAGTAGGGCAAAGCAGGGAGAAAAAAATAAGAATTTCGGAAAAAGAGGTTCAGAATCTACTGCTTTCGGTCATAGACATACTGACGAACAAAAGGAAACAATGAAAAATTTCAAAGAGAAGAATGGAATGTTTGGTAAAACTCATAAGCCAGAGTCTATTTCATTGATGAAAGAAAATCGCCCTGATATTTGTGGTGTTAAAAATCCGTTTTTCGGGATGAAGCATAAAGAAGAATCCAAAAGAACTGGAAGTAAAAATCACATGTTTGGTATTGTCGCAAGTGAACATCCTGGATCTAAGTGGTGTTACACACCATTGGGAAAATTTAGCTCCGTCAAAGAAGCAGCAAAAGCACACAATGTTTCAGACGAGACTATCAGGAATCGAGTTAAAGCCAATAAAGAAGGCTATAAAATAGAAAAAAAAGGAAATAAAAATGAAACCATATGATATCAGTAAGTTCCGAAAAAGTATTACTAAAGCTATTGAAGGAATGAGTGTAGGATTTAATGATCCTACCGATTGGATCAGTACAGGGAGCTATGCTCTAAATTATCTCATAAGCGGAGATTTCAACAAGGGTGTACCACTCGGTAAAGTAACTGTATTTTCTGGAGAGAGCGGTTCCGGAAAATCATTTTTGTGTTCGGGCAATATTGTAAGAAACGCCCAACAACAAGGCATTTATGTAGTATTAATTGATACCGAAAATGCGCTGGACGAGGTTTGGTTAAAAGCTTTGGACGTTGATACATCAGAAGCCAAGTTACTAAAATTAAATATGTCCATGATTGATGACATTGCAAAAACAATTTCAGAGTTTGTTAAACAATATAAAGAATTAGTAGTTGAGGAAAGACCGAAAGTTCTGTTCGTGATTGACAGTTTAGGTATGGCAATGACTCCGACCGAGACTGATCAATTTGAAAGTGGTACCTTGAAGGGTGATTTTGGTAGAAAACCTAAAGCACTTAAAGCATTAGTAACCAACTGTGTGAACATGTTTGGTAATTTGAACATTGGTTTAGTCGCTACCAATCACAGCTATGCTTCACAAGATCCATACAACCCTGATCCAGTGGTAAGCGGTGGTTCTGGTTTCGTGTATGCATCAAGTATTTTGGTCGGTATGAAAAAACTAAAACTAAAAGAAGATGCAGACGGTAACAAAGTTTCTGAGGTACTTGGTATCAGAAGCGGATGCAAAGTAGTAAAATCCCGATATGCTAAACCATTCGAAGATATCGAATTGCAAATCCCGTATGAAACAGGTATGAGTCCTTATACAGGTATGTTTGAAATGTTAGAAAAGCGAAAGCTTGTTACCAAAGAAGGCAACAGATACTCTTATACTGATTTAAATGGAGAAATTCATAAATACTTCAGAAAAGAATGGTTGAAGAACATCAACAATGTTTATGACTTGGTGATGCAAGAATTTGCACAACAAGAAATTAACAAAAACTCAAAAGAACTGGCAACAGCACCAATTGAGGAATCTGAAAGCGAATAAAATGGATTTAGAACTAACACAAGAAATTTGGAATACACTAAAAAGTCATATCGACTCACATGAACACAAAGATGCAGCCGAGTCATTAGTTGCATTCATGATTGATATGGGTGCAGAACCTGACGATATAAAAACTTCATTTAGAGGTGAGAGCGTAGTCACTAAAGCACTCAAAGAATATATCGCAGTCGAAGATCCAGATGATGAATATGATGATGAATACGATGAAGATTCAAGTTGGGATGACTGATGGGATGGTATAACACTGTCACTACTGATTTATCAAAATTAGATCAGATGATTGCAGACTATGAAAAAGAGCTGATCCAGGCAAAATCTGAAGTCAAGCTTTTTGGGAGCCTAGAAAAAAACATGTCTATGCTTCCCGGTATAGTGGAGTACCGGTTCAGTCAGCTTCAAGAAATTGAAGCTATCTTGAATTTCTTGAATATTCAGTTGCGTAAAATCAGACGAACTTTCTTTCAAAAATATCTAGAAAACTACAACCGAGCATTGACCAGCCGTGATGCTGAAAAATACACAGATGGTCAAGACGAGGTCATTGATTGTGAAATCATGATAAATGAAGTTTCGTTGATCAGGAATAAGTATTTGGGTATTATGAAAGCGTTAGATCATAAGGGTTACATGATGGGGCACATTACAAAACTTAAAGTGGTTGGGATTGACGATGCTTCAGTTGGGTAAACTAACCAAAATATAAACCAAACAAAGCCCGATAACTATTGATTTAGTGTCGGGCTTTTGTTATAATAGATACA